GATGCATCTGCACAGTACAAGAACGTTATCGTTACTCCTGCTGCTGCTGCAAACATCAACTGGCTCAACACCGCAGCCTCGAACATCAACGTGTTCTGGCAGCGTGACTCATTGGAAATCTTGCCTGGCCGCTACGCAGTCCCATCTGATGCTGGCACCGCAGTGATGCGTGCTACCACCGACCAGGGCGTGGAGCTGGTGATGCAGAAGTTCTACGACATCGACAGCATGACAATCAAGTATCGCTTGGACACACTATTCGGTGTGGTCAACAAGCAGCCTGAAATGTCCGGCATCTTGTTGTTCAATCAGCCCTAAGCTGATCTAGGGGGGAAGGGGCTTCGGCCCCTTCTTCTTTCTTCATTCCAAGGAGCACACTATGCCATTGACAAAAGGTTATTCTCAGAAATCCATCAGCAAGAACATCTCCAAAGAGATGAAATCTGGCATGCCACAAAAGCAAGCCGTGGCCGTGGCACTGACCACCGCACGCAAGGCAGCCAAGGCCGCTGGAAAGCCCAGCAAAGCGCCAGCAAAGCCAATGAAGGCCAAGAAGTGAAGTCCGGTCTATACGCCAACATTCACGCCAAGCGTGAGCGCATTGCAAACCAGAAGGCCGCAGGAAAAACGCCTGAGCGCATGCGCAAGCCTGGCACAAAAGGCGCACCGACAAAGGCTGCATTTGTTGCATCTGCCAAGACAGCCAAGCCCATGAAAGCCAAAAAATGAGCACATTATTTCCAGCAATGATCTACCGAAGCCCTGGCCAGCAACGCAAGCCTGGTGGTGGAACATACAATTTCGACAGCGTGCAGACCCAAGAAGAACTTGACGCAAAGTTGGAAGAAGGCTGGTTTACATCGTCAGCTGAGGCCATTGAAGCCGCAGGCGAGAAGGCCAATGGCAATGTAAAACCAAAGCCAAAGTGGGCAATCAAGCCGATTAAGAAGAAAAAGCCAGCCAAGCCACTCGACTGGCGTGAGCAGGCTAAGCCAGCGCCAGCTCCTGAGCCTGAGATTGAGCCTATTGATGAGAACGCAGGACCAACCCGCGAAGAACTTGAAGCCAAGGCTACAGAATTAGGAATTCGCTTTGATGGTCGCACAAAAGACAAAAAACTGGGACAATTGATCCAAGACAGATTGTCTGAGAACATAGGAGAATGACATGGGATGGACAAAGCGCCAATTCGTCACACAGGCCTTCGAAGAGATTGGCCTTGCTTCCTATGTCTTTGATCTGACACCAGAACAGTTGCAATCTGCCCTGCGCAGACTCGACACCATGATTGCAGCATGGAATGCCTTGGGTATTCGCTTAGGCTATCCACTGCCATCAAGCCCACAAGACAGCGATCTTGACGAGCAGACCAATGTGCCTGATAGTTCAAACGAGGCCATCTATACCAATCTGGCCATCAAACTGGCACCAAGTTACGGCAAGCAGGTCATGCCTGACACCAAGGCCACGGCTAAGGAGTCCTACAACACCCTGCTGTCGCGTGCGGCCATGCCAATGGAGCAACAGATGCCAGGCACAATGCCATCCGGTGCAGGCAACAAGCCTTGGCGCGTCTACGACGACCCATTCTTGCAGCGCCCCTACGATCCAGTCTTGGCCGGTCAAGACGGTCCACTCGAATACAACTGAGGAACAAACAACATGCCACAAATCAACCAACTCTCAAGCATCAGCCAAGTCTCTGGTGCAAACCAGATTCCGGTCTACGACCAGAACAATGGCGATGCTCGGAAAATGTCGGTCAGCGCATTGCTGCAATACTTCCAAGCTACATTCGCGGCCCCGACCGTGGCCACCAACCTGTACACACCAGGCACCGGATTCAATGTCACGGTGCCAACGCCTGTCAGCGAGCAGCAATGGATGATCATCCAGCCTGCTGGAACGCTGGCCACTGGAACGATCACCTTGCCATTGAACACTGGCGTGCCTGATGGCACTCAAGTGCTGGTGACAAGCACCCAGATCATTACAGCCTTTACGCTGGCGCTCAATGGCGCATCCAATGCATTCGGTGCACCAACAACACTGGCAGCCAATGCATTCTTCACCATGCGTTTCTATCAAGCCACAAATTCGTGGTATCGCATCGCTTAACTTTTAGGAGCCACCACCATGTTTATCCAGCCAAGCCTGACCCAAAACCAAGTCGATGTGATCCTGCCTGTTGGCGAGTACATCAGCATCGGAAACACCGGCAACGAGTCGACCACCGTCTTGTTGCAATCTGTGGCCACAAGCGCACAGCCGTGGAACTACTCCACAATTGGCACGCTGTTCAACACAGCGCAGACATTCGGTCCTTACACCGAAGACCGCACAATCCGCATTGACAACCGCAATGCCACTGTCGAGTACAGCATTGGCGCACAGCCTCAACTGCGCAACTTCCCTCAATTGGTGATTGAGAACAAAGGTCCAATTGGACTGGTCGAGCCTGCTGGTACATTCGTGACTCTGACCTACAACAACAACGCAGGAAAAGTTCGTCTGAACAGCGCTGGTGCTCATGGTCTTACAGCAGCCGTGGCAGTTAATGAAAATGTCTATGTGACATGGAGTGGCGGCACAGGCGTGACTGGTTTGTACCCAGTCACAGCATTGGACACTGACACCACTGGCACAGCAGTCACTATCGATCTGGCTTACAGAAGCGCTACCGTCACGATCAGCATCGCAGCACCTGGTGTGGTCACTTGGACAGATCATGGCCTGCGTGTCAACGACACAATCCGATTCACGACTACTGGCGCATTACCAACTGGCTTGGCTATCAACACGACCTACTACGTCAAAACCGTGTTGTCTCCAAACAGATTCACCGTGTCTACTTCCGCAGGCGGTGCAGCCATCACAACAAGCGGCACTCAGTCAGGCACCCAGACAGCCTTGGTCTGGTACGGCACAGCAGTCGTGGCTGTGGCCAACACAGCAGTCACTTTGGCATCTGTCACAGTGCCAGGCTGGTCAGTCGGAATTGGTGGACAGATAGAAATCAATGCACTTTTCAGTTTGACCAACAGTGCCAATGCCAAAAACCTCAATATGACTTTTGGTGGTAGTGCAGTCTTTACATTGGCCGCAGCCAACGTTGCAAGCGTATCTGTTCAAAAAGAGATTGTTAATCGTGGCGGCTCGCAAATTGTCTCAAGTGCAGTTGGCGCAACTGGACATGGAGCATCAACAGGTACTGTCTTGACACTAAGTGTTAACACCAATGTGAATCAGACATTTGCAATCACTGCTCAACCAACAACTGCAAATGAGTTGGTTCAATTGGAATACTACAGCTTGCAAGCTATCTTCTGATCATGGCCACCAAAGACTCAAGACTTGCTCGCGCTGGCGTGGAAGGCTACAACAAGCCCAAACGCACGCCATCGCATCCGACCAAAAGCCACGTTGTCGTGGCCAAGGCCGGTGACGAAGTGAAAACCATTCGCTTCGGTCAGCAAGGCGTGTCTGGATCACCAAAGAAGGATGGCGAGTCAAAGGCATCCGAGACTCGTCGAGAATCATTCAAGGCCAGACATGCTGAGAATATTGCCAAGGGCAAAATGAGCGCAGCGTATTGGGCCAATAAGGTCAAGTGGTAAGCCATGCAAATTCCAATCCTAAACGGCATCTACGCTGACAATACGCCAGAGCTGCGCACCAGCTATCCAGTCAATATGATGCCTGTGCCAAAGGTTTCTGGCATCAGCAATGGATTCCTGCGACCAGGCGATGGCATTGTGGCCAACGGAACAGGCCCAGGCATTGACCGTGGCGGCATCAACTGGAATGGAGTCTGCTATCGAGTCATGGGCACCAAGCTGGTGTCCGTGGATAGCAATGGCATAGTGACAACTCTTGGCGATGTTGGTGGGCCAACAAGCGATCTGGTGACGATGGATTACAGTTTCGATCTGCTTGGCATTGCATCAGGTGGTCGACTGTATTTTTGGAATCCAGTTGCATCCACACTCACGCAAAACACCGATCCAGACCTTGGCGTGGTTCTTGACTTTTGCTGGGTGGATGGATACTTCATGACTACCGATGGCGCTAATTTGGTCGTCACTGAGTTGTCCAATCCGTTGTCTGTCAACCCATTGAAGTATGGCAGCTCAGAAGTTGATCCAGACCCTGTGGTGGCACTCATCAAGCTGCGCAACGAAGTCTATGCGCTCAACAGCAACACTATTGAGGTGTTCGATAACGTTGGTGGCGATCTGTTTCCATTTGCACGCATTGATGGCGCACAAGTCCAAAAAGGCGTACTTGGAACGCATGCATGCTGCATCTTCCTTGATCGCATTGCTTTCTTGGGTGGTGGTCGAAACGAAGCGCCATCCATTTACATTGGCGCAGCAGCGACCACTCAGAAACTTAGCACACAGGAAATCGATAACCTGCTCCTGCAATACACAGAAGCGCAACTGGTGCGCGTGCAACTAGAAGCACGCAATGATAAGAATCACCAGCACCTATATGTGCATCTGCCAGACCGCACAATCGTCTATGACGCATCGGCATCTGAGGCATTGGGCGAGCCTGTCTGGTTTACATTGGCCACCACAGTGGTTGGCTTTGCACAGTATCGCGCACGCAATATGGTCTGGATTTACGACAAGTGGTTGGTGGGCGATCCACAGTCCAGCTCCATTGGCTACTTTGTGCAAAGCACTGGTGAGCATTGGGGCCAACAAGTGCGCTGGGAATTTGGCACGCTGATCGTCTACAACGAGAGCAATGGCGCGATCTTCAATGAGTTGGAATTGGTCAGTTTGACTGGCAGCGTGGCTTTAGGAACAAATCCTCAGATCAGCACCAGCTACAGCGTGGATGGAAAGTCATGGAGCCAAGACCGTAGCATCACAGTTGGCACGACTGGAAACACCGTCAAGCGCCTGGCATGGTTTCAACAGGGCCACATGCGCAACTGGCGCATCCAGCGCTTCCGTGGTGACAGCGATGCTCATGTGTCGTTTATCCGTCTTGAAGCTCAGATTGAGGCATTAGCATTCTGATGGCCACCGCACCACAATCACGCAGACTTAATCTGACGCGAGACCAACTCGCAACGTTTCTGACTGACCAACAGCAGATCAGGCAGTTTGAACTTCTTTTCTCCACTGTGGATGAAATTCAGGTAATTGTTGGAACTGACTTCGAGTACCAAGCAGACACGGCAGCGGCCAACGCTAATAATGCACTGGCCCAGATCAGTGCGTTGGCTCAGGATACCGCAGTCGATGACGCTGTTTTGAACGCTAAGGTTCAGCAGGCCTTGGATGCCATCCCACGCTTGGCCCAAGCACTTGACTTGCTTGCATTGGCTCCCGTACGTAACAATATCGAACTGGCGCACGATGTGAATGGCATCTTGCCACTCGCCAACTTACCCGCCTCAGTGCGATCTAATCAGGTGCTCACATGGCTTTCGATGTAATCACACCAACAAAACTTGGCCAATCGGCTATCACTACAGGCGTGACCACGCTGTACACCGTACCGACCAGCACACGCACGCTGCTCAAAGAATTCAGCATTGCCAACACCACGGCAGCGGCCATCAACGTGCGCGTGTTTTTGGTGCCATCCGCAGGATCGGCAGGCACAAGCAATGCATTCCTATACGATGTTCCAGTACCAGGAAACAACACTCTGCAATACAACGGCATCGAGGTGCTGAACGCAGGTGACACCATCCAAATCCAAGCCGCATCCGCAGGCCTGACCATCATCGCCAGCGGTGGCGAAGCCACATAAGGAGAATGAAATGACCGTATCAATCAAGGTGCTGATCCCACCAAAGCAGGCTGAAAATGCCCAGACTACGCAATACACCGCAGTGAACTGCAAGGCACTGATCGATAAATTCACGGCCACCAATACCACGACAGGCAATGTGACGATCAGCGTTAATCTGGTGACTAATGGCGGCACAGCTGGCACAGCCAACTTGATCGTGGACACTCGCAGTATTGCACCAGATGAGACATACACATTCCCAGAGTTGGTTGGCCAAGCGCTTGAATCAGGCAGCTTTATCAGCACGATTGCCAGCGCAGCAACATCATTGACAATCCGCGCATCTGGCCGCGAAATCACTTAATCAAGGAGAACAGCATGGACAAATTCATGATGATGCCAAAGGGCTTTATGGGCTTGCCGATGGAGGAAGAATTCATCAGCACAGCTGAGAACAAGAAGAACACCCAGATCGCCATTGACGACTGGATGCTCGGCCCAGAGAATCCAAGCAATGAGCCAACGGCCAACAAAACTTACTGGATTGCAGTGGGCAAGGCCATGCAAGTGGACGAAAAAGAGTCTCGTCGTCGTCGTTGCTCGAATTGCGAGTACTACGACAACAGCACCATGACGCAGGCAAAAATGGAGCGCATCCCACGAAATGACTGGGACACCGATGCTGGTTTCCGTGGTTATTGCACAAAATTCGAGTTCATCTGCCACGACCTGCGCGTCTGCCAGGCATGGGAAGAACGTGAATTTGAAATGGAAGATTGACCAAATGGCAAAATGTGGGAAAATAGTCATCACTGAGCCGTTCGAGCCGCCAGTAGCTCACAAGCCCCTGCACAGGAGTTTTCGATGAGTCATGTTGCGGTTCAGGAAGTCAAAGCTGGCGTGCCAGCCGAGCACTTGCCAATCTATCGCTTAGAGGCCGAGCTACTAAAGCTGCCTCAAGTGGACATGCCTGTCGATCACGACTTTTGCAATGGCCTGTACGCTCGGACAATGCACATTCCTGCTGGCACCGTTTTGACTGGTGCAGTTCACAAAGAAGAATCGTTTTTCTTGGTGCGCAAAGGCGAGTTGATTGTCAGCACAGACAATGGCCCACGCACTCTTAAAGCAGGAGACATGAGCGTCTCAAAGATTGGCACCAAGCGTGCTGGCATTGCTTTGACTGAAGTCGAAGTCACAACATTTCACGCAAACCCAAGCAACGAGCAAGACCCACAAGCGCTGTGGGATATGTTCACTATTCCAGCGCCAGCAACAGCTCTTGAAACTGCACAGACAGCGCAATTGGAGGAATCAAAATGACATTTGGATTATCAGGAGCTGCACTAGCAGGCATTGCCGTTGGTGGTGCCACTCTCATCTCTGGCATGGCTCAGGCTGATGCAGCAGAAGGCGCAGCAGCCGCACAAACAGGTGCAGCACAGGCAGGCATTGAAGAACAGCGCAGGCAATTTGATAAAGTTCAAGAACTGCTCAAGCCGTACTCTATGGCAGGAGAAAAAGCACTTGGAGGTCTTGAGCCATTTGCAGCGGCAGGCGTACCAGCACTTGAGCAACAACAAGCATTGCTTGGTCTTCGTGGACCTGAGGCAGAACGTGCTGCCATCGAGCGCATTAGAAGTGGAGAAACATTCCAAGCACTTGCTGGCCAAGGTGAAGAAGCATTGCTTCAGCGTGCTTCGGCTACTGGTGGCCTGCGTGGTGGCAACATTCAAGGTGCATTGGCACAGTTCAGACCAGCACTTCTGTCCAGTTTGATTGAGCAGCAATATGGGCGCTTGGGTGGTATGACTGCACTTGGTGCAGAAACAACAGGTAACTTAGCACGACTTGGCCAAGCATCCGCAGCTGGTACTGGTGCAGCAGCTCAAACAACTGGAACAAACGTGGCCACATTACTTGGACAACAAGGCGCAGCCCAAGCTGGCGCTGAGATCGCTCAAGGCAAAGCATTTGGAGCAATCCCCGCAGCGATCTCTGGTGGCCTTGGATTATTTAGCGGTCTCGGAGGTAAATTCTGATGCAACCTATTAACTATGGGGTTCAAATCGCTGACCCAACACAAGCATTTTTAGGCGCGTTCCAAACTGGCGCAAGCATTCAAGAGGCTCGACTAAAACAGGAGCAGCAACAACAGCAAATGGCCAATCAAAAGCTCATCCAAGAGGGCTTTGCAAAGTTGCGCCAGCCAGGTGCAACTGCTGCCGATTATGCAAATCTGTCAATGATGCTGCCAGAGACACAGGCAAAGTCTGTGCGCGAGAGTTTTAGCATGTTGTCAGGTGAACGTCAGAATGCAGCACTGCAACAATCTGGCCAAGTATTTTCTGCATTTAAGGCAGGAAAGCCAGAGATCGCCATCAGCCTGCTTGATCAACAGATCGCAGGCAAACGCAATTCTGGCGATGAGGAAGGTGCTAAATTTTTGGAAACATGGCGCGATGTGGCCAAGGAAAATCCAAAGGCAACTGAGGATTACTTTGGCTTCACCATCTCTCAAATGCCTGGTGGCGACAAAGTTATCACCAGCGCCATCGCACTGGAAGGCGAGCGCAGGGCCAAAGAAAAGCAACCTTATGAGATTTTGAAACTTAGTTCTGAAGCCATCATCAAGGAACAAGAAGCTAAGTTTGCTCCTGACAAATTCCTGACTGAACTTAACCTTACAAAAGAGCAGATCGAGCAAGCCAAAGCAGCTCGTCGTGCATCTGATGCCGCAGCTAAAAAATCTGGGGCAGAAGCCGCACGTGCAGAGGCTGAGGCCAGACAAATGAGCGCTGGCATCATTCCTGTTGATAAGCGACCAGAGCTGGAAACCAAATTCCGCAAAGAATACAACGACCAGACCAAGCCCTATCAGGAAGTCAAGTCGGCCTATGGTCGCGTACTTTCGTCTGAGGACACCGCAGTTGGCGACTTGTCGTTGATCTTCGGTTACATGAAAATGTTGGACCCAGGCTCTGTGGTGCGTGAGGGTGAATTTGCCACAGCGCAGAATGCAGCCGGTGTGCCAGAGCGAATCATGAACATCTACAACAAGGTGGCGACTGGTCAGCGTCTCAGCCCATCTCAGCGCGACTCGTTCAAAGGACAGGCCAAAGGCCTGTACAACAGCGCATTGGAAGGCGAGAAAACAGTTCGCACAGGACTGGAGCGTATTTCCAAGGGTTATGGCCTCAACACAGAAAACATTTTCTACTCGGCCACAGAACAAGCGCCAGTTGGTGCACCACCTACACCAGCAGGAAACAGCGTCAAAGTCGGTGGTCAAACTTACACTCGTCCTGCAAACTTCACTGACGCTCAATGGGCGGCATACAAGCAATCCGTGGGGGCTAAATGAGTCCAGAAGAATGGTTGGCATCACAGACTAAGCAGGCAGCTCCAGCAGCTCCTGCACCTATGGCCACAGCTCCTGCTGCGGCACCTATGTCTCCAGAACAATGGGCGGCATCACAGCCAAAGCCAATGGGATTTTTGGAGAGCATTGCCGAGTCGGTCACTGGCCGCGCACGCGCAACGCCTGAGACCCAAGCACTGCCTGAGTGGACAAGCATGCCTGAACTCAATCAAATGAGCGTGGCATCGTTCAAGACAGCTTTGGGCACGCTCATGAGCAATCCCAAGGAAACGGTGCAGATTCTGCAAGCCAACTTCCCTGGTGTTCAGGTTCGCCAAGACGCTAAGGGAAACTACTTACTGCGCTCGTCTGTTGATCAAAAAGAATATGCAATCCCACCAGGCTTCACGATGGGCGACATCCCACGCGCAGTCGGTGGCATTGCAGCCTTTACACCAGCAGGCCGAGCCGCAACAATTCCTGGAGCAATCGTGGCCGGTGGTGCAACCCAAGCGGCCATCGAAGCGACTCAAGCTGGCACTGGCGGCAGGTTCGACACTGGCGAGGTGGTCACAGCAGCGGCTACAGGCCCAGCAGGGCAGATTTTGCAGCGCGTGGCACCTCCGGTCGTCCAAGCGGTCAAAAAGGGCGTACAGCGCGTCACAGGCAAAGCGCCAGCACCTGCACCAGCAGCAAGAGCACCAGGCGCTCCAATGGGCACCGCAATGGCACCAGAAGCGCCACCAGCAGCACCAATGGCCGCAGCAATTCCAGAGGCAGCACCCACCGTCCCAGAAGTCCCAGCCGCGCCAGCTGCACCAGCAGTGGCTCCATTGGTGACCGAAGTGACCGAGGAAGAAGTTGGCAATCTAGTCAAGAAGGCATCCGGTACAGGCTTCGGCTCGGCTGGCGCACGTGACCGTCTGGCCGATCTTGCCCAAGTCAATGTGGCAGCCAAGGAAGCAGCCGATCGACTTGGCATTCAACTGCCTGCCGATGTGTTCAGCGACAACCCACAAGTCCGAGCAGCCGCAGGCTTGACACGATCAGCCGCAGGCACTGAGGCCGAGGCAGCATGGCGCAACACCGTCACGCAGGCCGTGGACAAGGCCGACGATGTGATCAAGCAATTCGATGCCACATTTGTCGAAGGTGCAGTCGCACCAGGTGTGGTCTCGCAAAAGATCAAGGACTCGCTGACAGCGACTCGCTCAGACCTCAATGCACAGGCAAGCAAGGTCTACAACGCAGTCGACGAAGTGGTGCCAAAGACATCGGTAGTGGAACTGCCAAAGCTCAAAGCAACCCTTGACACCGTCAAGGCCGAGGTGGGCGAGAAGGGCATGTCAGCAGCCGAGCGCAACTTGGCCAAGATGATCGAGGAAGGCAACATCACGTATGGCCGACTCAAGCGCGAGAAAACCCTGATTGGAAATGCCATCAACAAGATGGAGTCGCCTTATGGAAGCATGGCCGAAGCAGACCTCAAGCGCCTATATGCGGCACTGGCTGACGATCAACTGACAAACGTTGGCAACATCGGTGGCGAGGAACTGCGTCAGCAACTGCGTGCGGCCAACTTGCTGTATGCCAAAGAGCGTGCATTGGGAAAGCGCATCGTGAATGCGTTTGGCCAAGACATCGAGGGGAGCGTGGCAAACAAGATGCGCACAGCCATCACTGGTGCAGCCAAAGGCGATGCAGGCGAGTTCAATCGCCTGCTCAAAACCGTCCCAGAAGACCTGCGAAAAGAGACACTGGCCACAGCACTGGCATCCGTCACACGATCGGCCAGAGGTGCTGAGAAAGGTGGATTCGGATTCTCCGAGTTTGCCGACATCTATCCAAAGCTCAGAGCCAATCCACCAGTCTACAAAACCATCGTGGACACACTTGGAAAAGACTCAGCTGATGTGTTGCGTGATCTTTTTGAGGTCTCCAAGCGCGTCACTGAGGCCAGAGCCAATGTCTTGACCACCGGCAAGGCAAACCAGGCACTGCTGCAAGGCATGCAGGCCGAAAGTCTGATTGGTAAGGTCATGGAAAGCACGCTATCCAAAGGCGCATTGACTGGCGCAGCGGCAATGGGTGGCCCTATTGCAGCCGCAGCCACATCGATAATCACCGG